CCCACTTAATTTTCTATTTTCATCCTTATCTACTTTAACCAATGAAGCTTTAGCATTAGCTAAAGTTTGTGGTAATCCAACTTCATTTTTAAGTTTACTTGACTGGACTTTCACTGGTATTGGATTTGTATTAGGTCCACCAGGTGTTAAAACCATACCAATTGGAATTGATCCCTCTGCCTTTAAATCTTCAATTCTGAAAGAAAGATTCTTAATATACTTAGCAATAGCAGTTGATAAATCTGTAGCAAGTGTATCTAATGGTGTACCTCTACCAATAGCTGGTTTGATTGTTTTAATCTCACCTTCTTGATTTACTTTATCATGGGTTAGATTTGTTTCAAATGCTTTTAATATGTCGTCTTTAAGAGCCATTTTTAAACTTTGCCTTTTCGTCTACTTTTTTCATTATGCCAGAATAATCTTTCGTAAATGCGTTTGCTAAATGTTCTGGTAATTCTTGTGGATTATCTTGTACAGATTGGACTTCAACTTCACCCTCAACAGTTTTCCAATCATCAGATTGTGCTGTCTCTTTAAGCAAGGTATCCAAAACACTATTATTTGTCTTAGGTGCAGAAACATTATTACCAACTGACTGTTGGACTGGTGAATTTATCATCTTTTTTATACTTGTATCTTGTGTTGCCTGCCTCTTAGCTTTAACTATATTTACATTATTACCAGTAACTATAACTTCATTTAACTTTTTCTCAAGTCGAGTAAATTTATAATCTAACTCTTCTCTTATTACTTCTCTTATTAACTTTTTAAACGCAGATAACTTCATTCTATTGACTCCTATTTATTTCTATGAAATGGTGATGACTAAAGAATCTTGGACCACCTGTTGATCTATCAGATTCAGGTACTTTTGCTTCATCATTATAATTTGTTTTATATTCATTATTTAATTCTCTGAGTACTTCATTTACCCTTACTGTCAATGGTGTATTTGTAGAATCTACCAATGGTATTGGTACACCTTGTACAAGAGCATTTGCATCTTTTAAAATTTCCATAACTATTATTAATAGTTCCTTTAATTTATTACCTAATACCATAGGTTCAGTTCTTTTCTTCGCTTCTTCTCCAATATAAATATTCTTTGATTCAAATACTGAGAATCCTTTATTTGTTAATGTATAATTTCCACCAGCACCAAAATTTATGTTACGGTTTGCCGAAACAGTAAAATCATTTTGTTGAGCGTCAAATGTTATTCTATCTGAAAACATTATTATCTGATCAAATTCAGTTTGCAGTTCTGCTTTATCCTCAGTTTTACCAAATTCTATATTAAATATATTTTGAGGTGGTGTACCTTTAGGATCATTACCATGTCCTATAGGAAATCCTAGATAGCCAGATCCTCCCTTTTCATTAGCCTCTGCCACTACTCTATCAACTGATAATTGTGTAAAGTCTAAAAAATGATTTGGTATTGAACCAAGTGACAACATTCCTATTATAGAACCATTATTAGAATTATCAGAACCAGCTCCATTATTATTACTTATTATAGTATAAGGATTGAATGATCTAGCACCAAGCCGTATTGTATTACCAAATCTACCTTCAAGTTGTAAATCAGAAAAGTGTGAGTTTATTTCAGCAGTAGAACCATTTTCTCCTACACCAAGATCAAATGGTCTATCTAAATCTGGGTTTCTTGGTTTTGATACTTTAGTTATTCCTTTTTTAATATAATTTGAATTACCCCCATCAGAATTTTCACCTTGATCTAAAACAAATCCACTTGGATTTGAATCTGGATTATATAAATGATCAGGACAAAAGTTTGGATTATTTGTTGTATTCAATGGACCTAAATAAAAATATATGCCACTACCATGTGGTATTTGTGTATAAACTACACCATCCCCATATGACATTGAATCACTTATGCCTCTTAATAGTGGTTGAGCAAGTATAGGTTTTACAAGTTCCTTGGATGATACTGTTATATTACCAGCAAAAGTTGGTGATATAAAAATACACTGACTTAGATTAGTCGGAATATCACTTACATAATATCCTGAATCTTCTAAATCTTTAGCAGTATTTATTACTGTTTTGACTCGACCATGATGAAATGTAAATTCTGATATAAACTTTGAATCTTGATTTTCTGCACCAAATACATTAGTATTTTGTGGATGCTCCACAAATGGATTTATCCCAAGTTGACCATTACCACTAGCCATTAGCTTTCTATCCTTTTTCTAATCTTATCCATTTGCATTTCATCTGATTTATCTTGTAAGCTTGCAGCTGCTTCTTCCAAAGAATCCATTAGTTCTTGTTTTTCTTCATCAGATAATAATGATGTATCTTCAGTTAAATCAAGTTGTTTATTCATTATACGTTGAATTACAGTTGCTAACTTCAAAAGATTATCATCATTCTTAACACCCACATCAAAAAGTTCTTTCAGTATTGGACCTACTATGGCAATATCTTCTATTCCTTGTATGTAACTATGTACCTCTTGGATTAAAAGATCAATCTGAGTCTTTTTTAATTTGGTGTTCTCGTATATCTCTTGGGATAAATCAGAGAATTTCTTATCGCCGAATATGTTAAAATCTTTTTCCATAACATTCTAATAATAAATATAGAATGTACGGAAAGTTATACGGAACTTGAGCTTGTTTGAGTTAAGCTATTTATATGACCTTTAGATAAAACTTCTTCTTGGATTGTTGGATATATTTTACGAAATACATTTGAAATTTGAGTTATTTTTGATGTTTTAACATCTGTCATCTCTCGAATCATTATATATAATGCTTTTTTATTGAAGTTGTCAATTTGATCTTTATTTTTACAAAGATATAATATTGATTCAGCAACATATTTATCTTTTTCTTTTGGAAAAAGTTCATCTAATTTAGTCCAAAAATAATCTACAGTTTTATCGAACACATCAAGTGATGGAGACTTTACTATTCTATCATCGTCAACACCAGTATAATATAAATCATCTATATTATCATGTGTTTTTAATTTTTTATAATTAGCATTGTTATTTAATATAAGATAATTTTTTGCTACTACACTGAAGTAACTAAATGCCTTACTACCTTTAGTCTCATCAAACTTATGCATATTCAATACTAAATTTGATACCACTTCGTGTTGCAAATCCTTAAATGGATAATCAAAATAAGAAAATTTATACGTATTAATTATATTCTCTGCTAATTTTAAAAAAGCAGCATGTATTTCTTCAGTATAAATTCTATGTCTAAATGCTATATCGTCTGAATTATTATATTTTACAATAGCATCGTGAACCGGTGTGCCAAAATATATTTTACTTTTCTTTTTTCTCTTGCGTATCATCATCAACCTCTTCTGTTTCAAATAACTCTTCTAATTGATTGCCAAGTTGTTTTATTTCATCGAAAAAAAATCCAACTTCATCGTCTGCTTCAAAATGACCTTTATCATCTATTAACTTGAGTTGATGGTTTATCGTTTCTATAGTATTATTTATATTAAGTATTATTGATTCATATTGATTAATTCTTTTTAATGCATAAAAACATACCGCTATCATACACAAAGATAGAGTAGCAAATATTATTGTTGTTATTAAGTAAAACAATTAAGTAAGACTAATTTTTATTTTAAGATTCTCCAATGATTTGATCTAACATTAATTTTAAATCATCACTGATTGGTTCATTAAAATTCATTTCCAATTCTTCTATCATTTTATTTGCTTTTTTAAATTCGCTTAATTTATTTTCTACCAACGCATCATCTTCATATTTATCATCTTCCACAATATCAATAACATCATTCACAAATTCATTAAGTTCCAATAACTTCGATTTTATTTTTACTATAACTTTTTTATTTGTTTCTTGTTCTTTTTCTACATTATCAAGTCTTGCTATGATAATATTAAGTGCATTAACAATTTGATTTTCGGTAATAGGCATATATCTATAAATAGTTTCATGTTACTAAAATCAAATTATAGTTTAAAGTTTATGAGTATATATCCATCCCAGCATCACCAAGAGTTTCTATTTCTTCTCTACCATCACAATCAGAATAATCGTCTACGCCAATATCATCAAGGTCTTCTTCAGCATAATACTCAAGATTAACTTTTTTGTTTTTCTTATAATTAGGATCTGATAATGTCTTTTCATCGATAGATTTCATGTGTTTTATATCATCTTTAGTAAGTTCAAATTGAGACATGTCTATTTTTATTTTTTTCACAATTTACCTCTTATGTTTTATTAATTCTTAGGGACACGGAAGAAAGGAAGAAAGAACCATGCCCCCATTAGAATCTCTAAATCGAGATTCAATTCTTTTATAGAACGATAACCTATTTTAATATCCAATGTAATA